AATGGTGGGAAGACTCTGCGCTCTTCTTACTACAGAGACAAGATGCACAACATCCGTGCGCTAAACCCATGGGTCTTTCAAAAGGGAACACGAGATGCGGTTCACTATCCTAACACTCATCAGAGAGTTATCGATATCATGAACGAAGCAGTTGACTGGGCAGAGCGACAGAAGCAACCTGACTACAATGGACCTAAACTAGGGACCGTGCTGGTCACAGCGCTTGACCTCTGGGATACAGTAGCAAAGAACTGCATGTTCATCGAAGACCTCGGCACTGCACCTGATGGTATCGGAGCGAAGGTCAAGCCTCATGAGAAAGTGGGTATGAGATTCAACTGGCAGATTCGCTCTACCAGATTCCATATGCTCACGGCTCTTTGTCGTCAACTAATGAGCCAAGGTGTTCGCGTTTTCGTGGAGACTCACCTCAAAGAAGAATACGATGGTCACAAACCATCTGGTGAATACAAACCAGACTGGGAGAAGCAGATGGGCAACTACCTTCATCAGATTGTGTGCATGCACAAAACTCCTGTTCGTGATGATACAGGTGCTAAGACTGGAGAAGTTCGCTATGAGGCTGAGTTCCACAAGTGGAGAACTAACTCCGACCTTGTAGACCAGAGACGCACAGTCATGGTCACTCAGACAGGAAAACCTGCGCAGTGGCACGGACTACCCGAACTGCGCGGTGAACTCTGATGGGAGCAAGAGTCAACATCAACGGAGGACTGCTCAAGTCCTTTCTCAGTGGCTTCGGTCCGGGGGTCGGTGACCTCCGGGCTGTTGCCCAACAGTCAACTCTCAGAGGAGGAGTGGGGACACCCACACACCTACTGTATAGGTCTGAGGCATGTGACGTAGAGGAGAAGGGAGAGATTCTCTTCTCTGATATCGACACTGTGCTATCGTTCCTAAAGGTGCAACCAAAGGAATCCTTTGTTCGACTGTGGCAGAGACCGGACAGATTACAGGTCTCTTGTGGGATGAGCAGCATCGATGTTCCTAGTTCTAAATACATACGCTCAGGTCTCAACATAGAGGATATGAATGTCTTAGTTGAAGACGGCGAGAACACACAGTGGAAGTCCTTCAAAGGAAAGGCACTCAAGACATACTTCTCCACCACTTCCAAGTGGTTAGGAGAAATTGTTGGAATGCAGAAGGTTGTCGGTAAAGATATGATTTACACAACACAGTATGATTCGTCAGAAGGACAGTTCATTGTAGAAGCAGGTAAGAAAGGAGGGGTGCGCATGAGCGTAGCCACTGAACTTCATACACATGATGGGGAGGATTCCTCCTCGGTGTTTGGGCAGTGGCTTCCTGAACTTATGGCGACAGTTCCTACTGGTGCTGTAGATGTGTTCACGAGTGATGGTTTCATCATGGTTCTACGCCATGTGGACAAGGACTTCCTGTTGATTGCATTAGACCAAGATGGTGAATAAGATGAGTGAAGAAGAGAATGAGATAGAAGATGAAGAATGTAATTGTAGAAACATCACATGGGAGAAGATGCACGAGTGCTACTATAGTCAATACAATAACCCTGATGCTGACCCGATTAATGGTTGGGCTTGCATCTGTTTAGATTGTAATGCAATACTTAGGATATCTGAGACCGACCCACTAATACACGACTGGGATGATTACTGATGATAGTAGATACAATATTTAGAGATGGAGAATGCCCGATTATTTATTCCCGATACAGGGATGAAGACCGTAACCTCATTGAGAAGAGGGAGGAGTTTCACCCTTACTTCTGGGTGCCTGCGGACACACCTGACTTCCGACTAGAGCGACTCAAGCGGTCGTTCCCCGGAACAGCCGTGCGCAAGGACATAACAGCAACAGGGTTGGATAAGACACCACTCATCAAGATTGAGACAGACAACCCATTCGACATTACGCGCATGAGTAAGTTCTTCGACAAGACATACGAAGCAGACATACCTTTCGTTGACCAGTGGCTCATGGAGAATGTTCCTGAGATGCCTGACTGGAAGCCTCGTAAATGGTGGTATGATATCGAATGCAATACAGGTGATGATAACTTCACGACAGTCATTGCAGTTATTGATAGCGACCTCGATATGCCTGTTGTATTTGCATGGGCTAACGAAGAAACCAACTGCCCATATCCTCTAACAGGGAGGAGCAGAGAACTACACCAAAGAAAGGTTCGTGATGTAGAGTATGAACTACATCTGTGTTTTAGTGAGAGGCAGTTGCATGATAATTTCATCGACTTTCTTCACGAAAGAGACCCAGACATGATGATTGCTCATGCAGGATGTTTCTTTGATATCCCACATCTCATCAATCGAATCAATAAATCCAATCGCTTGAGTCCGTTAGGATTCGTGCGCAGACCCAAGAGAGGAGAGGACTCCTACTACCCTACCGACCAACCTATTGCTGGACGCTGGCAGTTTGATACTGCTGCTCGTGAAAAGACAGGAACTGGCTTTGAGCGAGTATGGAAAGACAGTGGAGGAGGACAATTAAGGAATCTAAAACTGAACACTATTGCAGAGGAACTCAAACTTGGCTCTAAGTTGACTGAGGAAATCGAAGGGATGGACGTTCACAATGGATGGTATGAATACTGGGGAGACTTCGTTGACTATTGTTTACTTGATACAGAACTTCTCAGAGGAATTGATGAATCTCGTAACGTCACGGATTTCTATGTTGAGATGGTTCGACTCTGTGGAGTCAGCATGCAGTCAACAACGAATGTTACAAAGTTCGCTCGTGGATTGCTTTCGCGCAGAACAGAACTCAAGTCTCCATCCCGAACTCATGTAGAGAAGGAGGAGTTGAAGGGTGCTGAATTTATTCTCAAAGACCCCGGTCTTTACGAGGATGTCGGCATTATAGATTACAAAGGGATGTATCCTTCATTCATTACAGGATACAATCTATGCTACACAACCAAGAGAAGTGAGCCCGGACCGGGTATTATTAGATTAGACAATGGTTCCTATTGGGACCAAACTCAGAAGGGCATACTTCCTCAAGTAGTCGATTATCTGTTTGAGTATCGCGCTGAATGTAAACGACGAATGAGAGAAGCAAATACAGATTCAGAACGTGCTGCATGGAATACCACACAATCTGCGGTCAAGCGTGTTATGGCATCATTGTATGGGATGACGGCTCATGTGGGATATGGGTGGGCTGATGCTGATATCGCCCATACTATTACTAGCGAAGGTAGACGATGCATTCGTCTACTGGATAAGGTAGCAACAGACATGGGGTATGAGACACTCTATGGTTTCACAGACTCTGCCTTCATCAAGGTGCCCTTAGAGGAGGCTGAGAGCCTCGCTGAGGCCATTACAAAGGTGGTGCAAGAAACCACAGGCAACAAAGAATTAGTGGCTGAGTTAGAGGCTTGGATGCCACGTTGGATTTTAGTTGGAGCAAACGCCTATGCTGGACGAGTTGCCTATCCTGTTGAAGATGCAGGGAAGGTCAAGAGTGCAAACTTTCTCAAAGGGTCTGCTTTGGCCCCAATCACAAAGGGAATTCAAAAGGACGTGCTCAATATGATTTTTGATGGCGGAACTGAACAAGACATCAGGGAGCATGTTCTTCCTATTGTGCGCAAAATCAAGAGTGGCGACATAGATTGGAAAGAAGTAACCATGAGCACAAGGCTTGGTATGCCCATCAAAAAGTATAAGGTATTAAGTGGAGCAAGTAAGGCTGCTGACTACTACAACAGAAACATAGCATACGACCCCTTCGATGAAGGAGACTCAGTGCAGTGGACTTACGTCGACAAAGTGCCGGGAGGTATGGAGCCGACAGCAATCATTGCGTTTCGTGAACCGAGTGAGGTCTCAGGGTTCACATTAGATACAAGCACTATCATCGATAAGATGATTGGGGCTAAGTTGAAGGGCATCTACAAAGTGCTCGGATGGGACCTTGATGGAGCACTTGGTGCTCCACGACCAAAGAACTACGGATGGTGGTAAATTGCAAAGGAAATTAACCCAATGGGGAATGAAAACAGGAACGATGAGACAGACGACAATAGACGAATGGAGTGATGGTAAATGTCCGGTATGAAAAGATGTGTCGTATGTGGCAAACCATCTTTGCTACATCCAATATCTCAACTCTGTCGTGAGTGTAACAAGAGGTGGGGCTAATGTCTGACTTCGCAAACCACGTCGCTAAAACTGCTGCTCGTGTAGTAAATCTGCTCAAAATAAAAAACGAACAGTATGGGGATAGTGTCCAACAACCCCTGCGCGTATTCTCAAAGTTAGATTCGCAAGCAGGTATTCGTGTTCGCATCGATGATAAATTATCTCGTCTTGCTCGTGGTAACGACAGTATTGAGAGTGATATCGATATTGTTGATGACCTCATTGGATATTTGATTCTACTTCGTATGATGATGGAGGAGGAGGAGGAAGAATGAAAGATAAGTTGCGCGAATACATCGCCTCTCTCAGAAAGGGGCAAGGACCACATATCTCTCGTTATGTTGTTATCGAGAAACTGACTAAGATGTTGGAGGAAGAATAATGTTGGGAACAAAATGGAAGAACAGACATGTGAAAACTATTGTTGAGATTGTAGAGGTCATAACAGAAAAAGAGCCTACGCAATACAAAGAAGATGTAACTGTTTTTGTGGTCAAAAATATCCGAGGTAATTACACAACTAAGTGGGAAGAAAATTATTTTCTACAACACCATATGCTTTTGGAGGAAGAAGAATAATGTGGATAGAATACATACAATTGGTTATTTTGTTTTCGATACTTTATTTGATAATTTGGAAGTTAGATACAACACCAGTTATTCTTCCAAGAAAAACAATTGAGGAGGAAGAAGAATGAATCGCATTTATCCTGATGGGTCTTCATACGCATGGACTCCTGAGATGGGAGAAGACGGCATCATTATTCGTATTAGTAAGTCCACACTAACTTCTACTAAGTGGTGCGCACAGCAAATGTTTCTCAGTAAGATTCACGATGTTGAGCAAGAAATGCATAATTATCTCATTATTGGAGATGATGTTCATAGAGCCATAGAAGAATACTACGACCGTATTGATACAGATATACTTTCAGATTTGCGCAAGAGTGCTCTCTCAGGCAATAACCGTTCTGTAGAAACAACACTGCGCGGCTTTCTTCCTAACAAAGAAGAACTGATTGAGGGACGACGAGAAGAAAATCGTGATGAGCCCTTCTATGAGCGTGATTATAATCTCAACATCGATTGGATGATGAAGAATGAAGTTGCACGTTTAATGATATCAGACCCTGAGAAGTTTATGCCTGTTGCGAATGAAGTTAGATTGGATGTAGAGACCGAAGTTGAAGGAGTGCCTGTTCGACTGGTAGGCATCATTGACCGAGTATTCAGAGATGAGGATGGAGGTCTTGGTCTCATGGAGTTGAAGACAGGTAAATGGAATCCAACTTACAAGTTATCTGATATGCGAATGGAGATGTCTTACTACAAGATGCTCATTGAAATGACTGACCCTGCTTTGCTCGCTGAGAAAGGGCTTACTGGAGACGTTACTCATTGGGGATGGCGTTACAGTGCAGCAGACCATATGACTTACGAGGAATGCAAAAGAGTTAGCGAGAGAGCAATGAGGGTTCGTCTTGGTAAGTTAGTCAAAATGTATCTCAATAAACAATTCGACATGGTTAACTCTGGAAGTAGAGAAGGATGGAAATGTGCGCGGTGTGATTATATGCAACACTGCCCACAGTTTCAAGCGGAGGCGAGCACATGAACAAAAGAAATGCAGTTACATTCCTACTAGAAGCAACACTACAAGAGAAAACAGAATATAAAATTAGAGTTGAGTGGGGAGGGCGTAATATGAAAAATGGATACGTCATTGAAAGATTACCTGCTGGTGAGATATTCATTAGACTCGACCCTGAATACTTTGACGAGGAAGTTGAAATCATTGAAGTTTGGAGGAGTTTATCATCGTGGATTGAAACAGGTATGCCTAAACCACTTTCATTACAGAAGGACCAAACAGAATATCGCCAAACTACTCTTAGAGAATACTTTCACGAGGAGGAGACATAATGAGTTTACTCACATTTGATTTTCCAAGAGAAGTAGGTCTGTTTAGAAAAGTAGTCCACAGTGGTAACGAGATGGAATCATATTGGTCTGCGCAAAGGAACTGCCAATGTTCTTACATGTCCGTATATGGATTCAGAGCAGTCAAGCCCAACGGACGACGTGGTGAATACAACACTGCTATCGTGCGTCATTTTGTTATTGACTTCGACCGAAAGGAGAGAGTTAATTCACAAGTCGTTGACGTTAGTGGTGACCGTGTTCTTGAGCAAGTCCGAAGACTCCACCAGATGTTGATGTCGAAGAATGTCCATCACGCTGTTTGGTTTAGTGGTAATGGGTTCCATGTTTGGGTCCGTCTCAGCACTGTGCATCGCCCAGCGACGGGGAGTGAAGTCTCCCTCATCAAGGCTGCTGGAAAGAAGGTCGTTAATGGTTGGAAGAAGGACCTTGACCTCACTTGTATGGACCCCACTGTCCCATTTGATATGGCAAGGATGATTCGCATCCCGAATTCTTTCAACGCCAAACAACATGTCCTGCGATGGAGCGTTCCTTTGCGCAGCGAGGAGTTGCTTGCTTGGTCTTGGGACGATGTTTGTGAGCGTGCTGAGGCATCGAGAGATGGCATATTCGAGTATGGCGATAACGGCATAGATATACCAATCGAACAAGTCCGTCGCGCCCGATTTGAAAAGCGGGTTGGAGAGACTGTGCACTTTGATACAATCAGCATGGATGGTATCAAGATTTTGCCGTGTCTAATGGAAGCAGCATGCCAAGTAGGGAGTAACCCTCCTCACAACGCACGCAAATCTCTTGCCATTTATTTGGCGAGTCGTCTACGGAACTTTCTACCTGTGGAGAGAACAAATCAAGAGATGCGAGAAGAGCATATAGAACGTATTACAAATTACATTACTACTCTACAATGGGCAGACTATGATGAAAGTCTAACACGATACCATGTAGCGTCTATCGTCAACAGAGGATATCAACAACACTGTGCCTCCTTAGAGGCTGATGGGTTGTGCCTTGGTCGTTGCCAACTATGGGATGGGACGGGAGACCTATGAAACCCCTCATCATCGATAGCAACGAGCGAGGTCCTCTACCAGATGCTGTAGAGAGACACGCGCAGAAAATGAAACCCCCTGTTCCTTTGATACGAGAGAAACTAATCGTTGGAGATTACAAATGCGGTGAGTGGTATATCGAAGCAAAGACAGTGGGAGACTTTCTACAATCTCTAAGAAATGGTCACTTGATGAGACAGTTGGATAACCTAGATGCGAATGCATCGTTGTTCGGCGTTGTTGTCTGGGGTAGCATTGGAGATTATGTCGCTGGTGTAAGAGCCAGAGGTGGAGAAGGAATGACGGTTAGCAAAGCCACCAAGCAGGTCTCTGGTGGGTTAGCACGCATCGCTGCGGACTTTGGATGTCTCGTATATCGAGCACCCAATATTCTGGAGGCATCTTATTTCTTAGGTGCACTTCATCAGAAGACCTACAAGGCTGCGAGTCGCCACGGTGCTCAAGCCATCAAGAGAGTCAGCACGAACGATGTTCGTTTTGATATGCTCAGAACCATACCCGGTATCGGACCGGAGATGGTAGACGCCATCCTCGATGAATGTGGTAGCATCGAAGAAGCGGCGTGCGCAGATTGTCTGCGTCAAGTGCCACGCATGGGTAAGGTTCTCCGAGCCCGTGTTGTAGAAGCACTAACTAGCGAAACCCCAGTGAGGGTTGAGCGCTGAACCACCAGTTCCCCCACTACCGAACTGTTAATATTCATATAGTGCACCCCTCTCGGAGGAGTTGTATTTATTGTGTGATAAGGTAGTGAGAAACCAAGAAAG